GTCGATTGACCAGATTACGCGGCAGCCGTACATAGAAAGCATGTTTTGGATGAACTATCTCAAGATCCGTGATGAACAGGAATACATAAGGGATAGAGAAAGGCAGCAACAAATGCAGGCAAAATATGGCAGATAAGTTTGATTATTTGAACACCTTAGGAATCAGCAAGAGTGACCTTGCCAAGCCAGCCAATGCATATGAGGAGATGCTGCTGGAATTGGCCAAGCAGCTCACCATGGACCTGAGGCAGGCAGTGCTCAATAAGGCAAGCAATACAGGAGGGCTTGCGTCATCCATTGCTGCTCTGCCTGATGGCAGGAATGTAGTCAAGCTGGAGGCAGATTTCTATTTTAAGTTTATGGATGAGGGGGTGAATCCTGTCACCGGCAAGAGATTCGAAACACCGTATAGCTTTAAGAAACCAACTGTTGCACCTGCTCACATTACTGCATTGCAGGGGTGGAAAGGGTACACACCACAGAGGGCATATGCCAGCGCGTATGTGACAAAGAACAAATACGGGTTGAAGCCTCGCAAGATCCTGGAGGATACAATCACACCTGAAACATTGAAAAGAATGAGTAACGATCTCAGCACCTTGATGGGCATGACCTTGGAGGTAGCCTGGGAAAAAAACACAAAGACATGGCGGTAACGATATTACAAGAGCCGGATACATATACACCGGCATGCAATCCAATCATATGGACATTTGAGAGTGACCAAACAGCACAGCCAAATTTCTCATTTTATGTGGAGCTGTACATCTATGGGAATCTGCACAGCGCCCACCAGGTATTCCCTGAGCTTGGGGCAGCTGGTAAATTTGATGCATCACAGATATTGAGGGCTATAACTACCACACCTGTAATTGATACACCAATTGTACAGGATTATGGTACAGCCATGCAGTTTGTCTACATTGATGTATATGAGAAATATGGCACACCACCAGCATTGGCAGCATCTGATACCAGCCCATTGAGGAGGGTATTTAATGGCTCATTGAAATATAGGGATTTTGTCTCATGGAACAGTGATCTATATGATGTCAAGGAAATAGATGGGGCATTGTTTACCACATCATTCCCAAGAACTGAGAAAGCATATGCCAGGTACCAAGACAATTATTTCCTTGGGCTGTTTGGCAAGCGTTTTGTCTTGGGTGATGTGTGGACCCTATACGCTGAGCTGTATGATATAAATGGAAACAGTATTGATTCGGGGGCAATTAACATTGGATATGAGCGGTATTGGGAGCTAAATGTGGGTCCTGAGTCATTGGTGAATAACACAGGTATATTGCAGGCCAATTGGGATCTATGTCACTACTATGAAGTGGTTGTTGAATTCACTGATGGTTCCGTAATTAATTACACAGAATACTTCCGTATATACTATGATCAGGAATGTACCAGGTACACACCTATGCGTTTGTATTGGCTCAATAAGTTTGGAGTGTATGATCAGTATAGCTTTGACCTTGTAAGTCAATCCAGCGCCAATGTAACTGGCAACAACTACCAGCGCCAATTGGGGCAATGGCAAGCAGGTGGATTGTTTTCATTTTTAAGAACATCCCCACAGATGCAGCACTATTCAAAGAGAGCAGTGGAGCAGATGATACTCAATTCAGATTGGATTAAGCAGGAGGTGCAGCATTGGCTTGTGGAGGAGCTGTATGAATCTCCGCGAGTTTATCTAAATGAGAATGGTTTATATTATCCGGTGATGGTTACAAATCCTAACTATGTTAAAAAGCTGAGACGCAAGGATGGATTGATACAGGAGCTGGTCCAATTGGATAAGACATATGAATACATTAGCCAGCTGAACTGATGGAGCTATATTTAAACAACATCAAGGTTGACCTGAATGATAGGCTGCCATTTCCATTGACGTTCAACATCAGTGATATCAAGGACCTAACTGCTCGCAAAGGGAATAATTCCAAAACCATCAAGCTACCAGGTACACAAATCAATTGCTCATTGATGGCACAGGTATTCAGCTGGAGCGCCACAGAGGTGGATAGTGGAATCAGCAGTACATTTCTAAACTTTGACCCGGCAGTGAGGATACCTGCCAGGTATTATAACAATAGCCTGCTTGAATTCCAGGGAGTGGCACAGCTTAGTGAGTGCAGATATAGCCAAGGTACCTGGGAATTTGACATCCTGCTCATCAGTGAAACCATTGATTACATTGGTAGGCTGTCAAAGGTCAAGCTGTCGGAGCTGGATATGAGTGAGTACAATCATATGTATACACGAACAAACCAACTGAGCAATTGGGCAGGCAACATTGAGCTGAATGGAACTACTACACCAAACGTAGTGGCAGGTGATTACACAGGCTTGGGTTATTACTATGGGCTCATTGATTACGGATACAACAGAGCTGTAGCTGATACCTTTGATGTGGACCAAATCCCTCCGCAGGTATTCGTATATGACATACTCAAGCATGCGTTTGAATATTGTGGCCTAACATGGTCCAGTGTGTTTTTTGAGACGCAACTATTCAAGCGCTTACTGTTGGCCTTTGAGGGTGGTGTACTGCCACAAATTGACAGCACAGCATCCGCAGCTCAGAGTGCAAGCATGCGAGAGCTAAATGATGGTACAGGTAACTTGATATATTATTATCAATTGATTCAATACAATCAGGCACAGGAGGCATATCAATATGATCCTATGGATGTAACGGTGATTACGGATCCAGCAGGACAGGTACAGGGCACCAATGCCATGAGATTTGTGGCAGCATCTGAGGGCACATTCACAGTGAATTACTATGGTGACCATACGCTGGTTATTGATCCCTTGACCATAGCCAATACAGCTGATACTGTATACATTCTTGAGCTGCACATATTTGTGGACAATTCCCTGGTGAGCAGTGACCAGGTATATCAAGGTACAGCAAGCAATTTTAGTACTACACAAACCATTAACATTGCATTTAATTACAGCCGGGATGTGTATGTTTTGATTAATCAGGAGATTACCTGTGAAATTAAGCTGAGGTTAAACACTACATTTACAGGGCTATCTACTGCTCAAACCATAGAATATACACTGACATCTGATGGTGCATACCTGGATATCATCAAAAAGATACAGAATCTGACTGCTGGAGCTATGCTGAACATCAGCACATTCCTGCCACAGATGGATGCAGGTACATTTTTCAAGGGATTGGTTACCATGTTCAATCTGTACGTTAAGCCCAATGTGGATGATCCTACAATAATGGAGATTGAGCCCTTGAATGATTTCTACAATAGCTCAGCGGATGCCATTGATTGGAGCGCTAAGGTAGACTATAGCAAGGATGTATCTGTGATTCCTACAATCAACTATGCATCAAAAAACTACACGTTTAGATGGGAACAGGATGAGGATTATTTTAACAAAAAATACAGGACAGATTGGGCCAAGGATTATGGCAATTTTGGTATAGAGTCCAGCAATCAATTTGCCCAGGGTGATACAGATTTCACGGTGCCATTCGCACAGAAATTGCTATCACAGATACCATATGATGATGTGACATTCACGGATTTGATTGTGCCGCGTTCATTTCAGATGCAGCAGAATGAGGATGCCAGCCTGGAGATTCAGCAGATGAAGGGCAAGCCATTTATTGTGCAGTTGGGTGGATTGAGAACAGGTTCCTGGATCCATGTGGATGAGCTAAATGTACCACATAATGAGACAGATTATCCCTATGTTGGTCACCTTGACAGCCTTGATACACCAACGTTTGACCTTAATTGGGGCGTGCCTGAGTATGTGTATTGGGTCACAGCTACATATCCCACCAATAACCTGTACATGTATCACGAGAAATTCATTAAGGAGCTGCTCAGTAGGTATGGCAAGGAGGTCCAGCTGAGTGCAATGATTGACAGTAATGATATATTTACATTGGATTTTCGCAACTTAATTAAGATTGATGGGGTGGTATTCAGATTGCAAGCCATCAAAGACTATGATTCCGGTAAGGATGAGAGCACTAAATTGGAACTAATCCGCATAATTGAGGGAGAGGGTATATCCGGCACAATAATATAACAGATATGGAAAGGAGAAAAGGTACATTTATTTTGAATGATACAAGAGCAGGTTGGACAGGCAGGGCAATTGGTATACATGTAATTGCTGAAACCACATTCACAGCCATTCGAGATACCAGGAATCAAGAATCAAACTATTACATTAGTGCACCTAGTGGAAAGGTGCCAGCGGGTACATTCATTGTAGTGCGAGATGGAGCATTGTTTAGCAATGTAACAATTTCAGCTGGAGCTGTTGAAATAATCTTTTAAGTATGGCCAATAAGGAGGCAGTATTTAGGCTCAAGTTAGACACAGGGAATGCTGTGAGCCAGGTCCAAAAGCTGGACAAGTCAACACAGACATTGAACAAGGACCTAAATGCTCTGAGCACTACAGCAGAGCAGGATCTCGGCGGTGCCATCAAGGAGCTTGAGGGGCAGATGGAAAAGATGGCCATGGCCGGCAAGCGTAACACTCAGGAGTACAAAGCCCTGGGCGCTGAGCTTGCAAGGTTGCAGGGTATATTTTCTGCTGTAGAATCTGACATCAAGGTGTTAGGTGCCAATATGAATGATGTATCAGGTTCCATCTCTGCCATGGAGGATAAGCTGTACACCTTAGCAGCTACAGGCCAAAAAAATACGCAGGAATTTAAGGACCTATTTGCTGAGCTAACCAGGCTCAAAACAGTACAGCGCGAGGTGGATGCGATTGTGGACCAATCATCTATATCCATGGATGACACATCCGCAGCTGTGGGGCTACTTGAGGACAGAATGTACAGGCTTGCCGTGCAAGGAAAGCAGAATACTAAGGAATATAGGGAGCTGACTACACAGATAGCCAGGTACAAAACTACCTTGCTTGATGCGGATATGGCCGTTGAGACACAGATGATATCCACCAATGACCTGAGCGGGTCCATTGGAAAGCTGGAGGATAGGATGTATGCATTGCAGGCCCAAGGTAAACAGAATACCAAGGAATTCCGTGACAGCGCACAGCAATTGGTGCAGTACAAAAAGCAGCTTCAGGGTGTTGATATGCAGATTGATGCCATGATGCAGGGAGGTATGCGGTTGAATACTGCACTATCTGTTGGTAATACAGCCATGGCAGGGATGCAGGGGTTTGAGGCATCCATGAAATTGGCAGGTGTGGAGAGTGAGGCCATGACTAAGGCCATGCAAAAAATGCAGCTGGCTGTCACTGTACTAACATCCATCCAGCAGGTGAGCATAGCACTACAGCGCCAGGGGTTGATAGTTACCACATTGGCGAATGCTGCCGATAAGATCCGCAACTTTGTATTAACGGGTCAATTTGCTGCTACTGAGGCATTGGTGGTGGCAGAGGGTGAGCTCACAGCAGCCGAAGGTGCGGAGACAGCAGCAACAGGTGCAAGTACAGCAGCAGATGTGGGTGCAACAGCAGCAACAGGAGCGTTAACTGCGGCCAAACAGGGAGAGGTGGCAGCCACAGGTGAGCAGATTGCAGTGGGTGTTGCGGAGACAGGTACCAAAGGAGGGCAAGCAGCAGCAACTACAGGGCTGGCTGCGGCCAATACCACCAATGCAGCAGCTACAACTACGGCAACATTGGCCACAAAGGCGCTGAGGGTAGCACTAATTGCTACAGGAATAGGTGCCATATTGGTAGGTGTGGGCCTATTGGCAGCCAATTGGGATAAGGTGAGTGCAGCATTGTTCAGCGTTTATGATGGATTCAACAAGTTAGGGCCTGTGATGAAGGTAGTGGCTGCATCTGTCATGATTGCATTTGGTCCAATCCTGTTGATTATTATGGCAACAATGAAGGCAATGGAGGCATTGGGTATTATTGATGATGAGCAGACAAGGAAAACCAAAGCCAATGCAGAAAAGAGGACAAAGGAGCGCGATAAGGAGCTGAGAAAGGAAGCCAATGCAATCAAGGGCAAGCAAGCAAGGCAGCAAGCTGCTTTTGATTTTGAGATAAGGCTGGCACAGGCCAATGGAAAAAGTACTGCTGATTTAGAGAGAAAGAAAGTGGTGGCAATGATAAATACCACAAAGGCACTGAGGGATAACGTCAAGCAGCGAATGGCTAATTTATACACTGAGATATTAATGCTCAAACAGATGGGCGCTATTGACAGTGACAGGTACAAAAATTTGGTTAAAAACTTCCAGGATCTTAAAAAGCAGAATTGGAAAAATAACGCTGATCTTAAAAAAAACAAGGAGGATCTACAGGTTATGGATGCTGAGACTGCACAGAGCGCCAAGGAGGCAGCCAAGGAGCGAGCTGAGGCAGCAAAGCAAGCAGCAGAGGCAAGCAAGCAGGCAGCAGAGGATAAGCGGAGGGCAATCATTGAGATTGAGAAAGCAGAGCGTGCTGAGCTGTTGGCATTGGAAAAGGAATACCAGGATAATGTGCTGGCATTAAAAGAGGACGGCATTGATAAAGAAAGGGAGCAAGCCATCCGCGCATTTGAGGAGTATAAGAATACGTTCCTAGAGAAATCAATTGAGGATGAGCTCAAGGCTGAGGAGGAGAAATATGCCAAGGGTAAAATAAGCAAGGCACAATATGAGGAGAACATTGCAGCTCTCCGCATGAATGCCATTAACAATCTGAGTGAGGAGGAGCGCAAGGTGTTAACCAGCAAGCAGGCGCTGCTTAACAAAGACCTGAATGGTATTGATACCAAATACAATGATTTGAAAATCAAGCTAAGCCAAGAATTCACAGCATCACAGGGTGACGAATTTGATAAAGAGCTATTTGAATTCTCAAAAACACAGCGCGAGAAATTAGTCAAGCTCAATGAAATGCTAAAGGCAGGTGCCATTACTGAGGAGCAATTCCGTGCAGAGGTAACAAAAATGGAAAAGGATTATACTGCCAAGAGTACTGAAATTCAAGAGGACAGGAATGAGAAATATCAAGCCATGGTCAGAGATAAGTATGATCAAGAGCTGGCTGATTTGAGGAGGTCATCTAAGGAAAAGGATATCCAATTGAGCAGCGCATATAAGGCTGGGTATATCACGGAGGAGCAGTATAGAAATTCTATCCTCAGATTGGCAGAGGATACAGCTGAAAAGGAAAAGCAGATACAGGAAAACAAGGCTCGCGAGCTTAGGGAAAAGGAGCTGGCAGGTATCACTGCGACATTGGAGATGATTCAGCAGTTTTTGGATACCATGGGTGAAATCAACAACAGCATCAATGAGTATCAGAATGCAAGGCTTGAATCACAGCGAACAGCAGATGAGCAGCGCATCAAAGACCTGGATGCAAAGAAAGCTGCTGAGCTTGCCAATGAAAATTTGACTGCTGAGCAAAAGAAAGCCATTGAGAACAAGTATGCCAAGGATACATACAAGATCCAGCTGGCAATGTTTGAAAGGGAGGAGAAAATTAAAAAGCAGCAGTTTGAGCGTGACAAAGCGTTTAAGATAGCCAGCGCCATCACAGGTACAGCCATGGCAATAGTCAAAGCCATTGAGCAGTTTGGCCCACCACCATCTGCATTGGGTATAATTGGTATTGCATCCGCAGCAGCCATAGGTACAGCACAGATTGCAGCTATTGCAGCACAGAAATACAAAGCAGGTAGTGCGCCAACTATGCCGAACATATCAGAGGGAGGTGGTGCAGGTATGGCAGGAGCATCTGCGAGCTCATTTAGTGTGAGTCAGAATACTCAAGGTACCAATATTGATGAGCTGATGAACGGAGAAAGTGGTGGAAAAATACCAATTTCTAAGGTGGTTGTATTGGAGAGTGACATCACAGGGGTGCAGAATAAGGTGGCAGCTCAGGAAAAGCTCAGCACCTATTAAGGAAATCAACACAGCTGCCCTGTTTGAAATCATCTGAGATGGAGAAACAGCCATATTTGGAAAGCAGCTCATTGGCCTTGAGGATATCGGGCCTGCCTATTTTCAGATTCTGTGCCTCCGTGGATATGAAGGTATTCACATTGAGGTACAGTGATTTCAAAAAGTGGTTGTGCATCTGCCAGGTGATTTCATCAAATAGCTCAATGAGCTTGATTGAGTTAAACAGCATAGGCTGGTGGCATTCAAAGTTGAATGTATTGTAATTGTAGTGGTTAAGGAATTCCAGGGTATGCCTGCATGCTTGCTGATACACAGGTGAATGGTCCGGATTGATTCTCAAGGTTCCGTTGCGTAGGTTGGTATAGGGATCAAAATTACTATTGATAAAAAAATCATCATTCATGTACACAGCATCCCCACCAATCTCCCTGGCGAAGGTTAGTATTTTATCAGTGACATCACATCCGCGTTCGTGGTATCTCTTTTTGTGGGGGATATTCTCAGCACCAATGACAGCATCCCCAATGGTCCATATCTGAGCAGCCGGGAAAGCATCCATCAGCCAATCAATTGAGCGCATTATATCCCAATCATTTACATGCCTAACATATGGATATACAAATACCATAGAACAAAAGTACATAAATTGTATATGAAAAAAGACCTTCCGATATATGAGATTAAGATTGATCTCAATGATGCAGATACAGAGGTAACATTCAATAGCCTGGTGTATAGCCCTGCACATGAAATCAATTATGACATGTTCAGCAAGGCTCACAGGTTCCAATTCTCAGAGGAGGAGAATGTGATAATTGGGGTGGCCATCAGCGCAGATACACCCATCTATAGATATGACCCAATCAGTAATGAGGAGTATTATGTGGTATTCACTAAGCAAGCGATTAAGGACATTGTGTATGACTATGCTCGCAAGGGTAATTTCAATAATGTCAACATTGAGCACAATAGCCAGGATGTTGTGGATGATGTTGCCATGATAGTAAGCTACCAAATAGATGAGAGCAAAGGGCTCACAGCACCTGAGAGATTTAAGGAGGTAAAAGATGGATCCTGGATTGTGGGATACAAAGTGAGTGATGAGATTTTTGCCAAGGCCAAGGCTGGTGAATGGCAGGGCTTTTCTATTGAGGGATTCTTTATGTTGACTGAGCAAGGTGCCAGCATGGAGGAGAACATGTGGTCACAGATAGCTACAGAGCTTGATGCACTACGTCAGCAATTTGCCAAGATGAGGGTATCAATGGATTATGATGAGACCCTAAGCACATCAAGAGGGCAGCAATTGGCAAAGCGCCACATCTCATTGGGTGATGATGTATTCATTGTGACAGCGCGACAGCAGAGCAATGGAGCTATTGTATATGAGATGGCTCAAAAGCTCGGCATACCTAAGGAGAATGTGTATTTCACAGGTGGCAGAGACAAGTGGCAAGTGCTAAGAAGGCTGAGAATTCAGCGTCATTACGACAGTAATACAGAGCAATTATCACTAATCAAGGAAAACACAGAGATTGATGCGGTGAGTTTTGGAACAGATGCACATAAAGAGTAAACAAATAGACAAAATATGAACGAGAATTTCAAAAAGGTAATGGATTCCTTAGCTGAATTCAAGACTATCCTTGCCGGGCGCAAAGTGGCAGCCCAATTTGGTGAGGCAGTTTTGGAGGATGGTACAGAAATCCGTTGGGAAGGCGTTGATTTAACGCCAGGAATTCCTGTTTTTGTTGTTGCTGATGGCGAAGAGATCCCTGCACCTGAGGGCACACATCGCTTAGGTGGTGACATGGCAGGTATATCCATTGTGGTTGATGCAGAGGGCAGAATCGCAGAATTAATTGATGAGCGTGAAGGTAGCGGAGGCACACCAGCCGAGGATGCAATGTCTGCTGAGCAGGTTCGTTCAATTGTGGAAGGTGAGGTTTCAACTTTTGGCAAGGCATTTAAGTCTATGTCAGGAATTGTTGAGGCAATCGCTAAGCAAAATGAAGAACTTAGCAACGAGCTTGCTGATTTAAAAGCTGAATTCGCAGCCTACAAAAACGCACCATCAAATGAGGTCAAAGAGGCGGAGAAATTTGCCAAGAAAAGTAATGCAGGTATGACCAGCCGGCAATTGTTTTTATTAAATAATATGAAAAAATGAGCTTAAAAAAGTTTATCAAAAGCAAGTTTGACTATGATGTATCAGACTTGAGCCCATATGTAGATGATACACGGGAGGACCTAATCGTGCGTTCAGTAACTGAGGCGCAAACATTACAATACATTACCATTCAGGAAGGTATCAAGGGAACTGAGGACCTTAAGCTGTTGGATGATTCAATCGTTTACCAGGAGGCTAACTGTTCAATGACACCGGAAGGTGATACCATCTATTCAGACCGTCAATTGAGCGTTAATGCTATAGGGTACATGAAAAGATTCTGTCAAAAAGATTTGGCTGGATTGTGGACACAGTTAGCATTACGTCCAGGTGCAATGGCTGAAGATAAGGAGCTACCTTTCGAAGCACAATTGACTGACTATTTATTGAAGCTACATGCTCGTGAATTAGACAGATTGATTTGGCAAGGTAATGTTGCTACAGGTACAGGCAACTTGCAATGGATGAATGGATTCCGTCAATTCCTTACAACTGCTAACGGAGCTGTTGACCTTAACACATCTGCAACTGCATCCATCAACGCATCCAATGCATTTGATGTATTCTATGAGTGTTTTATCAACACACCTGCACAGGTAGCTGAGCAAGCTGATTTGGTATGTTTCACAGGCCGTGAGAACTTTAACTATTTGTTGAAGTCATTGGTTGACCAAAATTTCTATCACTACAGCCCTGAGACTATTGCCAACATGAATGAGTGTTTAGTACCAGGTACTAACATGCGAGTGGTAAAAGTGAACGGATTGAATGGATTGGATAACATATATACAGGACGTTCTGCACATTTCTTCTTTGGAACTGACCTCAGCTCAGATTTCGAATCATATGATTTGTGGTATTCATTTGATGATGATGTAATCTACATCCGTTCTAAATTCCGCGCTGGTGTTCAGGTTCCTTTCTTGGATGAAATCGGAGTATGGAATGGTACAGGATCTCCTAACTAATTGTTTAACTAAACTAAAAATATAAGTATGTCCTGTAGTATGACAACGGGGTACAATGATCGCACATGTACCAATGGAAAAGGTGGGATACTAAGCGTGTTATTATTCCCTGTGGGGAATATCCAAACACCTGTAACCATCGCAGCGAATGAGATCACATCCCTAACTGTAACCGGTGAGGTATTTCTTTACAAGTTGAAGAGTAACCTATCCAGCTTTACAGCACCAATCAAAGTGAACAAAGAGAATGGTACACTTTGGTATGAGCAAAGCCTTTCAATGATCCTGGCATCCGATACTAAGGAGCTAAGATCTGAGATACACTTGCTTGCTCAGAATGAGGTTTGCTGTTTGGTGGAGAAAGCCAACGGTACATGGGTTGCATTGGGCTTGAATGAAGGCCTACAGGTGGCAGATGCCAATGAATATACATCCGGAGTGTTAAAATCAGACCGTCAAGGGCATGTAATTGTTCTTAATGGTATGGAAAATGACGAGGTTCCTGATGTAGCTGATGGTGTAATAACCACATTGCTATCACAGCAGTCACCTGCAATCTAATATATCTCATAAATTCTACCAAGGGGAGGGCAATGTCCCTCCCTTTTTTGTAAATTAGAGCCATGAAAAACTTGAAAATCAAAAAGGAATGTATCGGATTAAAGGTCAGAGGTGGCTTTTTAAACAAGTGGTACATCATTGAGGAGGGCAATGAGGAGCTGTATTGGCAGATGGGAATAATTGATATTTTTGAAAAGTCAGAGCCTGCAATTGTTAAAAAAGTAAAGGATGTTAAGGATAGAAAAAAACAATCAGAGTACGTTGATAGTAACGGTCTCGGAATTGACAACGATTCCAGCCCCATACTATCTCTTTGAATTCATTGAGGAGCAAACACAGGAAGCCTTGTATTGCATATTAACCAATATCAGCACAGGCATTCCGCGATATGACGAGTTTACGCTGGTTGATGGGGTTGATATTACATTTCCCTACGCTGGTTTTTACACATACAAGATATACCAACAGGCAAGCTCATCCAATTTGGATCCTGCGCTATCTGATGGAATGGTGGAGGAGGGCCGTGCCCATGTTTATGAGATGGATAGCCCATCTAATTATTATGATTATAACGTGACAAATTTTGTCTATGAGTAAGGTTTTAAATGTGCAGTTTAGTAAGTCATTCACCGTACCGGTGGAGGAGCTTGATAAGGGCCAAGGGTTCGTAAAATGGGGGAAGAAAAATGATTATCCTTTCTTTATCATTGATTTGCTACATGGCTCAGCCTGGCACCAGGGTATCTTGAAAAACAAGAGCTACTATATTTCAGGCGGTGGCCTTGAGGTGGTTAGTGGAGATGCACAGCCATTCCTTAATAACGAGTTTAGGGATTTCGACATGAATGAGATAGCTCAAAGAATGACCTTTGATTTTGAGCTATTTGGTGCCATGTGTGTTAAGGGTACTTGGAATAGGGAAGGCACCAGGGTGGTAGCATGGGAGCACCTTGATGTTGATGCATGCAGGTTGTCTGAGGATGAGCGCACACTTTATGTATCAGATGATTGGAATGCCAGGAGGCAAACACCTGAGGATACAAATTTCCGCACATATCCAGCCTTGGATGAGAACAATCCGCATGGGGCATTCTTTATTTATTACAAGGAGCCAAGCAAGCAGGCTAAGGGTGAGAAAGGAATATATCCAAAACCACCATATGTTGGTGGAATCACAGCCATCCAAACTGATTGCGATATATCAAGGTTCCATATGTTTGAAATTTCCAATGGATTCAAAGCAGGTACATTGATTAATCTGCCGGGAGGTTTTCCGGAGACAGCTGAGGAGGAGCGCAAAATAAAGGAGCAGATTAAGGGCCCTGTGCAATCCATTGAATCAGCTGGTGAAATTATTATCACGTTTAGCCAAACAAAGGATGATGCACCATCTGTCATGCAGCTATCAGGAAATGACCTAGATAAGCGCTATGAGATGACAGAGAAAGCTGTGCAGCAAAACATATTGGTAGCTCACAGCATCACAGCACCTACTTTGTTTGGTATCATCCAGCAGGGGTCATTCAATGCAGCGGAGAGTGCTGATTTGTTTGAGATATTCAAGGTGACCTATGTGAGCTCAAGGCAAAAGCAGATTGAGTGGATGATAAACTACATGGCCCAATTGAGTGGCTCATCTGCTATACTCAAGCTGGTTGATGTTACACCTATCGGAACTGTACCACAGGTAGATGCAGCAGCACCTGCAGCTGATGTGGCAGCGGACCCATTGGCAGCTGGAGAGATTGATGTTGCTAAAACAGCCCTAAATGGGGCACAGATTGCATCTATTATTGATGTGGTTGCAGCCATTAAGGAGGGTGTGTTAACACCTGAGGCAGCGCTGCAGGTATTATTGGCTT